GTGTCGACAAGCTCAGTCAAAAAGCATCGATAGATTGGTATCGCGAAGAAGCTCAGAAGATCACAAACGTAAACAATAATCGTTTGATGACCGATAAAGAGAACGTGACTCCAGTTGTTAGAACAAAAGACATCGGTAAGATGTTCATGTTCTTCTATGATCCTAAGCTGAAGCAGATACTCCCATACTACGACAAGTTTCCAATGATTATTTTGGTCAGCGTAGATCAGGATGGATTCACTGGTTTGAATCTCCACTACCTGCCGCCAAAGCTCAGAGCCCAGCTGATGGACGCTCTATACACTCTCCGTAATAACAATAAATACGATGATAGCACTAAGTTGCAGATCTCATATGAGATTTTGACCAGTGCTTCAAAGTTTCGTTATTTCGCACCATGCTTTAAGAGATATCTTTATGGGCATGTACAGAGTAATTTTCTGTATGTTTCGCCAGAAAACTGGGATAAAGCACTGATGCTACCAACTGAAAGGTTTGCGAAGGCAAGCGCAGCAACAGTTCACGCAGAATCACAAGCAATGGTAAGACGATAGATGCCCTTTAGTATCGACGATTTCAAAGCTAATATAGGAAGAAACGGTGGTCTGTTAAAGAACAACCGTTTCTTGGTGCGTATCCCTACTCCTACTATTTTAACTGGTCGATCAGTTGGTGGAGTGAATACAGCTCAAACTGGTCGTATTCTAGAGTATTATGCTGAGTCTGTATCTGTTCCTGGTATTAGTCTTCAAACGTCAGAGCTTCGTCGCCAGGGTATTGGTAACTTAGAAAAGGCTCCATTTGGTGCAGCGTTTACTGATTGTAATGTGACATTTCGTATCGATCAAAAAAGCCAAGTTTGGAACTTATTTCAAGCATGGATTGACACGATCTACAATTACAACATGAGCCGAGGAACATATTTCGAACTTGCTTATAAAGACGAATACGCCACTACGTTAACGATTTTCGTATATAACGAAGTAACACCAAAATATCCAACAATGATTGTCGATTTGGTGGACGCATTCCCAGTTTCGATATCCGATTTGAGTTTGAATTGGGGATCTAGCGAGCATATTCGTTTAAATGTTCGTTTCAACTTCCTTTCTTGGAACGAGCGTAATACTGGCATCAGCGGTGGTGGTGCTAGCAATCCAATAATAAATTCTAATTTGCAGGTTAATAATCCAAACCAACCAGTGCAAACGCCAACTAATATACCACCAGTTGCCAGCCCAGCAACTTCAACTGGCGGTCAACCTATTGTTCAAGGAAGTACAATGGATGGCTTTATGCCTCCTTGATTTGTAAACTTTTAATTAATGGAGTAAATTATGGCATTACCTAAAATTATGTATCCTCAGTTTGAAATTCTTGTACCTTCTCTCGGTACCAAGCACAAATTCAGACAGTTCCTAGTTAAAGAAGAAAAGATTCTGTTGGTTGCTAAGACCAGTGGTGAAGATAACGACATTTTATCGGCTATCAAACAGGTAGTTCAAAACTGTTCTACGGAAGAAAATTTCAATGTTGATAACATAGCTGTATTCGATCTTGAATACATTTTCCTCAAGCTGCGAGCTGTTTCTGTAGGTAATGTCATCAAGCTATCATATAAGGATTTCGAAGACGAAAAGGTTTACGATTTCGATGTAAATCTCGACGAAGTGAATATCGAGATGCCAAAGGATGTAAGTAATAAAATCAGCATTTTTGGTAAAAACGGTGTTGTGTTGAAGTATGCTCCAGCCAGCATCTATTCTGATAAGAATTTTCTATCTTCTAGCCCAGAAGATGCGACTGTAGAATTGATCGTTCGTTGCATTGATAAGATTTACGATGAGGAGTCGGTTTACGACGCTAAAAACTTTAGTCGCGATGAGCTAGTAGAGTTTGTCAATAATATTGATGTGAAAGCATTCGAAAAGATTAATGAGTTTTTATCGAGCGCACCGAAGTTGAAACATACAATCAACTATAAGAACTCATTGAACAACGACAGAAAGATTGAGTTGAGTTCTCTAAATGATTTTTTTATGCTGCGCTGAATCATAACACGTTAGAAAACTATCATACGACAGTATTCGCGTTGGTTCAGCATCATAAATATTCGATAAAAGAGATTGAGGATTTGGTACCATACGAGCGTGATTTGTATTTTTCATTTTTAATGGATTACCTCAATAAACTAGAGGAAAAAACTAGAAATGCCTAAGTTCGGATCACAAGACGATGAACCAGTAGCAAAGCCAGCAATGGATGAGCTACCACCTCCTACTAAACCTTCAGTTGTTGCTGCATCAGCCGCATATACTGCTAGCGCGCCGTCTTATTCTTATTCTTCGCCAGCGTCATCAGCACGTCCAGTAGAATCTGAAGCGGCGCAGCTAGCACGTATCGAACTAGAAAAGAAGCAGTGGGAAGCACAGAACGCAAAGCAAGAAGAGCCATGGATGAAGTCCATGTGGCGTCCTGCAATGGGCTGGCTTTACATGCTTATGTGCTTCTGCGACTTTGTTGCCTTCCCAATCGTTTCGATGTTCATGCCACAATTCATTAAGGGAATGCAGTATATCCCATGGAAGTCAATCACACTGGATAACGGTGGATTAATTCACATGGCATTCGGCGCTATCCTCGGCGTTGCTGCGTGGACTCGTGGGCAAGAGAAAATCGCAGGTAAGGCATAATTAAATGGCTATTATTAGAGACACCATCAAAGAGTTCGGTCAACAAAAATTAAAAGAAGCTACTACAGGGTTTCTAACTGGAGCTCTTGGTGGTACTGTTGGTGGTGCAATTGCGAAGGGATTGGGTGGCGAACCTGGAGCCAAATCATCTGGCACACAAAGTGCAGAAGGTACTGACCCAGTAAAAAATATTGTAATCGCTGTTCGAGATCTTCAATCTGATCTTAACAGTCAATCAGTGACGCAAAAACAAATAGCTGGTGCATTACAAGCGCAAAACTTGACGCTATCAGGTATTTCTGATACTATGTCGAGAGTTGATAGAACTCTTAGACAAATCAGCGATAAACTTGATAAAAGATCTTCATTACTTCCAGATATTAATCTTGGTGGTCCAGGTGGTGGGGCTGGAGCTGGTAGAGGAAATAGAGTTCCTACTGGTGGCGCTGGCAGAATGGGTCGTTTGGCTGGAGCAGGTCTTGGTGCGGTTGGTGCTGGTCTTGAAGGCTATAACGAATATCAAGAATCTGGTAGCTTAGGAAGAGCAGCTGCTGTTGGTGGGGGTACATTTGCTGGTGGCTGGGCTGGTGCAAAACTTGGCATGGCGGCAGGTGCATTTGGTGGTCCAATTGGCGCCGCTATTGGTGGGTTGCTTGGTGGTGTTGGTGGCGCGTATTTGGGTTCTAGCGCCACGAAAGGATTGCTTGGTCCTTCTGGCCAATCACCAGCGATGGCAGAGCTAGCTAAAAAAGAAGAGCTGCAAAAATCTAAAGCAGCAGCCGAAATTGAACGCGAGGCTATAACATACAATTCAAAACAAATTGTATTTAAAGCTGATTCTATCAAATTTGAAACAACTGGTGGCGGAAGTTCTGCTGCAGCTTCTGGCATGTCAAGCGCGCCAAGTAGCACGCCAAGCTCAACTGGTCCAGGTCCTGGTCCAGGAGGGTCAAGCGGTCCAGGTGGTCCAGGTGGTTCAACTGGTCCAGGCGGTATGACCACACTGAAAACATCTACTGGTAAATCATATACTGTTGCTTCGCAATATGCAGAAAACTTTAAAGGTTTCGTCGACGAATTAGAAGCGTCTGGTTATAAAATCAATTCCATTGGCGGTTATGCGAATAGAACAACAGCCAAAGGCGGTTTCAGTTACCATTCCAAAGGAATGGCTATTGATATTAATCCAGATCAAAATCCTCATACATTTCCTAGAGACCGTAATTATGGTCAAACAAATATGCCAGCCAATGTTGGAGCAATGGCTGCGAAATACGGTTTGGGTTGGGGCGGTAACTGGAATTCAAGTAAAGACACCATGCACTTTTCTATGGGTGGCAGCGAAGGTGGATCTGGAGGAAGTGGTGGCGCTTCTCAGCAACAAATGGCGATTGGTGAAGGCGAAGGTCGTCAAGGTGGTGGTGCAGGAGCTGGAGGTGGTGTAACCAGATCTAGCGCTGTTCCTGCAGGAGCTGCAGCACCTGTAACTCCAGGCGCTGGACGCATGGGCGGTCCTGGTGGTGGCGCGTCTGGTTCGCAGCAAGAATATTATAACAAAATGTACAATTCGCTGCTGGCAGCTGCGAAAGAAAAAGGTGTGCCAAATCCTGAAGTATTGGCGCATTTGGGCGCAACACAAACTTCTCTTGAAACAGGTTATGGTCGCCGTATGGTTGGTAACAATGCATTCGGTATCAAAGCTGGTCGTGGAATGGATGGTGTTACTGCTGCTACTTCTGAATTCATTGGTGGCAGAATGGTCGGTATGAACCAACGATTCAGGAGATACGGCGACGTAACTGAATCTGCTGGCGATTACATTGATTTAATGAGAAACGACCCAAGATACAGAAGAGTGCTGGCTTCTGGAAATATCGATGAGGCGATCGCAGCTCAGGCTAGATCTGGTTATGCTACTGACCCAGAATATGGTGCTAAGTTAGCGAGTATTCAAAGAAGATTGGGCGGTGGTGTTGGTGCTGCTGGCGCTGCACCTGCTGGAGGAGAACAATTCGGTCCATTTTTGCCAGAAGGCGGTATGCCAAAAGAAAAAATGGCAGATCTTACTGGTGGTATGGATATCGCTGGTGGTGGCGCTATGGTGGCGGGTGCAGCATCCGCAACCTCTGGGTCTGTAACACCTGCAGCTGCAGCCATGTTTCAAAATATGGGCAAGAGCAGTGAATTTGCCAATCAAAGACTTGGTGGCGCGCCAGTCAAAAAACCAAAAGCAGCTGCCACAGCTCCAGGAGTAAGGAGCGGTCCTTCACAAGATGAAGTAAGAAAGTTATGGGAAAGATATAACGAAACTCAGCATCCAGCAGATTTCGTTCGTGCTGATAATGCTATGAAGGCAATGCAAGCTGCTCAAGATGCAGCGCCAGCAGCTGCTGGTAAAGCTACTGGTGGTCGAGGAAAAGCAAAACCTGGAAAGGCAGCTGATCTTGGACCAGCTTCTATGTATGGTGAGTCTGACTCAGAATATAGAAGTAGAATAGCAGCACAAGAGGCTGCAGCTGCAGAAGGCGCTCCTGGTTATGAAGGCAAGGCTGGTAAAATTCTTACCCACGCGCAAAAGCAAGTTGCCGATCTAGAAGCAGAACGAAATAGAAGATTAGCTGAAGAAGAATCAATTGATGATGCTGATCGTATAAGAGCTGCTGGTGAAAGAGGTAAACTAGTACAAGATGCTGAAATAGCTCAAAAGGCAGATGCTGGAATGTCTCTTGCTCAAATGAGACAAGGAGGCTCTGGTGCAGCTATGACACTAAGGAATGCTAGACTAGGTCGAGCTATTAGCCCAGAAGAACAACGCGAAAGACAAGCCGAAATTGCTGCAGCAGGAAAAGCAACTCCTGGCGCAGAAATGACTGGAGAGATGGTTGATGGTGTTAGTGGATTTGATGCAGCTGCTTGGTCAAAAGCATATCAATTGCAAAGAGCTCCAGATACTGCATCGGGTGCAGCAATGGGATTTGGTGAAGGTGGTGCTGATCTTAATAGAATTACTGATGGTCAGGCAGCAATGAGAATGTCTGCAGATCTTGATGCATATAAGATGCAACAGTTTGAAAAGACAACTAACCCAGCTGCTGCGTTTGGCTTCGAAGATCAACCTCCAGGTGCTGGTGGTGGTGCAGAGATATCATCAACTCAAACTGAAAGCGCTGTTCCATCTTCTGAAATGCTTAGAAGCGCATTCGGTGAGATACCTAATCTCGGCTACGCAATGTAAAAAGGGGAGCCGAAGCTCCCCAGTTTATCAGTTGTTCACCAACTTATTGAAGAACGCCAGTCCTTCATCATCGTCGTCTTCATCATACTTCTGCGGAGGTGCTTCCTTAGCCTTAAACTTCGGAGCAGCAGCTTCTTCCTTCCACGGAAGATCATCACTGGTTTCTTCCATTACCTTAGCAGCCGTAGCTCGCGAGGTAGCAGGAGTTGCCTTACCAGAGTCATCAAGACCAAGCACCTTGTAGAGCTTTGCCTTCAACTCATCATAAGACTTGAAGTTACTGGGCGCAAGGAATTCCTGCAGCGAGTGCTCGCTCTTCCAAATACGCTCGAGTTCTGCATCGTCGTCGGACAGCGGACCAGCTGAGGCAAACTCGGACTTATCGTAGTTGCGATAGCCCTCGACGTTACGGATCTTGAGCTTGAAGTTAGCACCAGTCCAAAGGTCGAACGGATTCATCGCATCCTCGTCAGCAAACTGAGGATTCATAGCCTCATTGAGCTTATCGAAAACCTTCTTGCCGTACTTGAAGAGGAATACCTTGCCTTCGTTCTCAGGATTCTGCTGATCCGTAACGACATAGATATTGCTGATGAAGTGGAGCTTGCGCTTCTGCTTGCGAGCAATTTCCTTGTCGGAGTCAAGACCAGAGTTCCAGAGCATGGTGTTATACTCACCAACAGGATCGGTCTTGCCGATAGTGGTCAGCGAGTTCTCGATATACCAAGAACCAGTCGGACCCTTGAAGCCATGTTCGAACATGCGAATGAACGGAACATCTTCGTTACCTGGAGCGGGGAGGAAACGGATAACGGCATAGCCATTGCCAGCCTTATCTACGTTAGGATACCAGAAGCGATCGTCTTTCTTAGATGATTCGCCCTGAGTATTGAACTTGTTCAGTTCGGCGGTGAGAGCTTCGAGTGACTTGTTGCCACGCATCTGCTTGAGTTTTGCAAAATCTACCATCGTATTCTCCGTATTGTTAGTATTGATCGTATTGTTGGACAGTGTAACGTCCAACTGTATTTAGTATACCCGTATCAACGGTATAAGTCAACGGCTGTTTTTTGTTTTCTTGTACTCTATGAAACGAACGTACAGCCCACGTTCTCTTCCATATGCCTCTATTTCCCATGGATGGTCCCAATAGTCAATTCTGTCTTCATCATATACTTGACCCTTCCACTTTATGCTCTTGACTCGAGCATAATCCTTTAACTCACCCTTTGCATATTGTTTTAAATGTACCATCTCGTGGGCGAGTGCAGTAAGACAAGACTTTTTACTGAGGTTTGGATTTAGAGAGATGGTAAACTTTTTCAGCGGACCCTCGTCGGGATGAAAGAGGCAGAAGCCATACAGATCATGCCCTACGTCTGGATCTTTGAAATCTAAAATTAACTCGATATTATGATAACTTCTCTCGCCCAGAAGTTTACGCCCATACCAACGAGCAGCTTCTTTGCATAAACTTGGAGGTAATTTACTCGGTCTACCCTTTGTTTTAATATACATCAGCGCCTCCTCGTTGGAGTCAAAGAGGCAAACGCGCCCCTCGCTTTAGAATATTTAGGTTCTCTGCTTCTTCCTGTAACTTGGATTTGAACACTGGATCTTTCTTAATGAAAGAAGCTACGTACTCGATTTCGATCTTATTCTTTTCGCACCAATGGATTACGGCATCAATATACTCGATGCCGCGATTGGTGCAAAGATATTCGATCTCGGCGATAAACTTCGGACCGTCGAATAATACCATCAACCACAAACCCGACGCTCGCGGAGACCATATGGTGTACGATCCCAAACCGAATAGCAATGATTGCGATAACGGTATCGATATGCATTACCAGGATATGCC